TTTCACGCGCTGGCCGTTCATGGCTACATGATTCGGTCTTGGTTTATTCTTGTGTGCTCCTGTATGTTCCCATTCCTTTTCCAGAATGGCAGGGTTTTGGAGCATGGATTCCAGCTGCCCGTAGCTTTCCGCTCGCAGGACCTCGGTTATCGCTGCCCGTCTGGCCTTGTATCCAGGATCCCTGATTCCGCTGTTTGATATGTTGAGTGACACCTGAGCAACTGATAAATGTTCTTTCTGACCATTGATCAGTATCTTCTCAATATCGTTTTTAGTGGACAGGTTCATAAGATCCGCCAGATCTGAGGACCAGCTTTCAACAAATGCCTTCGCCGGCTCTGACAAAATACCAGTTCCGACTTCTGCAAAAGCAGGATCCGCATTCTTAAGGAATCCTTTGACACTGTTCTCCAGCATACCGAAAAATCTGTCATGAAATACATCATATATTGCATTCCTCAGATCAGACTCGTCTTTTAATTTGGGCCAGGTGTTTTTTACAAATCCATCGACCGAAAGCGCTTCTTCCAGCTGTTCAAGCAACTCATCACAGTCAGCATTATATGCAGCCGTCCAGCCTTCCTCTAAAGCATTTATGGTTTCAACAGCTGTTTTTACTTCAACATATCCCTCTGCTTTCAGTTCTTCTTCCAGATCCTCGTCTGCTTTCATGATCAGAACATCTATCGTATCTATCAGTTCATCTACATTTTTTGTGAGAGTAGATACATTTATATGAGTTCTCATCATTCTGGATCACCACCCTGCTTCCGTATCTCTGCAAGGAGTGAACGCACAGACTTCATTATCGCTATGACCTCATCAGGATCACCCGCAGCCTCTGACTTCTCGATCTGATCATCCAGCTGCATCTGGACCATAGGATCATTCGCCGTTTCCAATTTGTTCTGTTCAAAAGCATTTTGCCTGTTCTGTTGTAATTGCTGTTCTCCATCTTCGCCTATCTGTGCTTCACGTTCTCTTTGTGTTCCTAACTGTGAGAACAGTGAAATAGGAATATTACCCCATTCTGCCTCGTAGTCATCTGAAGTTTCTCCAATCGCCTCATAAGCTATCTGCTTAGCTTTGTTAGGCGTGAGCCCACCTGCCTTTTCGGCAATAGTCAGAATTTTATACAAATCATCCGGGTTTGTGATCTCCGGTGCCTTAAAATACACTTCACAGTATTTAAGATTATATCCATTCAGCAGCCTGTTATTAATTGCCCAGGCTAACGATGCTCTTTCAGGCTGGAAAACCTGCTTCTCTGTAACCTCCATAGCCGTCTGAGCAGTAGCACGGTTAAAGTCACGGGTATATCCCACATATAGATCCGGAAGATTGAATGATGATTGTACTCTCTGACGATTGTTTTCAATATATTCCTGGAATAATTCATCTTTCTGCAGCATCCCGGCCAAATCCTTGAATTCGATTTCTGCCGGTTTTCCATCGAATCCGTTATCTAATCCTTCAACTTCAAGTAACAGAAATTTATGCTGTCCAGCTGCACCGCGGATGCCTTCAATATACTCCTGAAGTTTCGCATAGCTTTTTTCAGTTAGTGTTCCGTTTTTCACAGCAATCGCAATTGGAGTATGCCTGCCATTAATAAAATAATTGCAGTTTAAATGTTCTGCCCTTCGTGCGCCATCAGAACCAAGTATCTGTCCAATCCACCTCACTTTACCGTAATTGTCTGTGCCGATCGATAAAACGAACAGCTCATTCGCCCTATACTGTTTTGGTACGGAATTTGAATAAGTCCCATCCCTTAAATCCATCACTCTTGGATCTCCGAACTCCTTGAAGTAGATCGTTGTCCCACCGATGGTCTGTTTGAATTTTCTGAACCGCTTCTTACGCTTTACCTCACGCTCTTTGTAGTAGTATGTGGCCTCGATGTATGGATCCAGCTGCCGGCTCATTCGTATGCTCGGAGTCTCTTTCAAGAACTCCAGCTGCGTCACGTTTCCGGCATTGTCCCGGATCACCTCGATATAAGCGATTCCATATCGCTCCCTGGCTTCAATCGCATCTTCGAACAATTCTTTCGTGTCCTGTTCAATCGTCAGCAGGTTTATGATATCTTCCAATGCTTTCCACTCAGCTTCTGCTTCAGTGGTATCTTCCTGATCATCGTTTTTATATTTAATCTCAATACCATAGCCCGCTATATTATTTTTGTACGCAGCAATACACTGTGGAAGGATATTTGAATTATCCACTATTGTTCCAAGTCCATCCAATTCCAGTTCTGGCTCAAGCCAATCTGAAGCATATTTTTTCTCATCAGCATCAAGCTGAACTGATGCATCAGCTTTAGCAATCGGAGCCTGTGATCCAGTCGGGGCGAACACCCTGACTTCGATATGCTGATTCTTTTCGGCTTTCTCTGCCATAGGCTATCTCCCCTTTCTGTCAATCGGAAAGCATGTCAGCATCATGCAGTCCGCTTCATCAGGAGACCTGAGTCCCCTTTCCTTCATTTCCTTTTTGCTTTCTACTTTCTGCTTGCCACCGGCAAACGCATATTTTCTACATGAAAACTGCCCAACGAGATCATCATCGTCAGGCAGTATCAATGTGGGTTTCCGGGTATTGCCTTCGTCATCGAAAGGCTGGATCATTTCCCTTATAATTCCCATCATGTATGTAGTTGTGTCATAGTAATATTTATGTCTGATCGGCTGTCCAAAATGAATAGGATATATCTTCATAGTGTTGTATTCTTCGGGATGCCGGCGCTTCATTTCCTTCAGCTGATCCGTCACTCCGCCTCCAACACCGCCATCATCTATTTTGACCGGGACAATGCCCTGAAACTTGTAAAAGTCTTTTAATGTTCTATAAAGCTGTGCTATCTGCCCGGCTGTCCAGGTAGTATCCTGCCCGTTATATTTCTTACGCATTTTTGCCACTTCATTGATCTTGTATCCTATACATGTTCTGTCATCTCCAAATCTGGCAACGTCACATCCGATATCGATGCTGTACACTCCAGATCTGTCTATTACCTTCTCTCCCTTATCATTCTCATATATTCCAAGGGCTTTTGCTGTCTCCGGTTCTGGTTCAGTGTTAATACTCTGTTCAAGCCAGGAATACGGAATGAATACATCATCATCCTGCTCTGGGAACAAGCCGTAAACACGGACACGAACCACATTACTGTCCTCGCCATATTTCCTGATCAATGACTGTATGTTGTCTTTATTGGTCCTGGCGCTGTCCATGGATGAAACAGTCAGCTTCTGATACATATCAGAATCACGGGTAAAGGCATCATAGAATGATCCGCTGGTTCTTGTAGGGTTGCCGCAAAGCAAGAGTTTATTATTGACACCTGATAAGGTTCCAAGGATTGCCTCCATGATCGGATCCGCAACACCGGACGCTTCATCAACGATAAAAAGCATATTATCCTCATGGAATCCTTGCATATTCTCTGGTTTTGCGGCTGTTCTTGCTACTCCGAACCACTGCTTTTCCCTGCCAATCATATACACATATGTCTTCGTCCACTTAAGAAGCAGGGGCAAAATCGGATTTTTATTCATCCATTTAGCAATTTCAGACCACAGTACATCATGAAGCTGGTTCTTAGTCGGAGCCGTTGCAACAACTCTGGCATTTGGAAAGCACAGGATGAACCACAAAAAAACAGCCGCCTCAAAAGCGGTTTTTCCAACACCTTGCCCGGATTTAATAGCTACTTTCGGATGCAAAGCAAGCCGTCTGGCAGCATCTGACTGCCAGTTGTCCGGTCCAAATTTTAAAACTTCACGGAAGAACTCATTAGGATCTGTTCTCCATGCATCTTTTCGCTGCATGACAAATTCTGCAAGCCCAGGCATTTAATCACCTCCCATCAGTCCGGTGATCCACGCCTGTACAATATCATCCTTCTGAGCATCTCCAGCTAGCTTTTCTTTCTCAAGCCTGAGTTCAGCAAGTGTCTGAATGGCCTGCGTCTTTTTTCCTTGGACAACGGACAATTCTTTTTCCAGTCGGGCTATTGCACTGTCCTTTGATTCGGTATTAGTTATAACATTGTATCTGTTACCCGGGAGCCTCTCGCCATTCTCAACTTTCTCTGCGATCCGCTCTTCATACAGTTCTCTGTCTTCCTGCGTTTTAAAGGAACGTTTCTCTTCCTGCTGCTGCACACTGGAGATAGACAGTCGTTCAGACTGGTCCCGATACCAGTTGATTGCCTTCATTATCCTTCGTTCCCGTACAGTAAACAGTCGGATCTGATCAATCAGGAGGAGTTCTGCATCCTCCGGCATATCCATTGCCATTTCCAGTTCTTCCGCATCCAGTGTATCCCAAGCTATTTTGGAATAGCCCCCATGTTTCAATGCATTCTTGTTCCCAGGCTGTGCACCTTGTTTTCGCCTCTTCTTTGGTTTTTCTTTTTCGGTTGCAACCTTGCAACTTCCTTTATTTTTGGTTGCAAGTTTTTTGTTTGGAAGAATATCTTTCCAGTATCGAGCCCTCCAGCTTTTTACTGTATTCAAGGAAATGCCGAGCTTTTTTGCAATTTCGACCAGTGCCATTCCCTCTTTGAACAGTTCCTCAGCTATGGCTCTGTTCTCGTCAGGCGCTTTAGGCATTTCCCTTCCGCCTCCTTCCCTCTTTGTTTCGACCCTCGCGCGCGCGAGGACGGTACTGAACCGCCCCCGCTATATATACTCTATATCTATACTTTACACTTCTAAATACTATG